CGGATGCTCCACTCAACAATCTCACACATTCCCTTAAGCTTTCCAAATCGTTGGAAGTTAAGAAGCATTACGAAAGCACTGAACAGACTCATGCCCTCATTGCAGACAGTCTGAGCAATAGCCTTGGCTAGACCTTGCTTAGTATCTGGGTCAAAGGTTTGCATAAACTCAATCTTGTCAGCCATCGCTTCATATTCAAGAAACGCTGTGTACTCTGACTCTGGAAACCCAAGGGTGTCATTAAGTAATGCATAGCTACGCATGTGGATAGTCTCTCGCTGTGCGAATGACAGCATCATCATTCTAGCCTCGTTGTTTTTGATACGAGGTAGGAACACATCCACATAACTACCCCCGACTATCACATCTGACTGTGTGAATAGACGAAGGATTTGGGTGATAAAGTTTTTCTCACTGGCGGAAATCTTTCCAGACTTCCACTGTGCTACATCTTCATTTAGGTCACACTCCCACTCACCCCAAGCTAACTTGTCATGCTCGATTGCTTGATTGACAAAGCTGGGGTTGGCGAAGGGTTTGTAAGCTGGTGATTGGTCTAACAAACTCATTGGTTATCCTTGGCATGAAAGGCATTCATCATCATCGGCATAGTCTTTAAGAGCAACACGGGTAGGCTTGAAGCTTACTGTGTCTGCTTTTGCACCAGCACTTGTACGAAGATAGTAAAGCCCTTTTAATTTTTTGTTAAAAGCACGGAGGTGTACTTCATTGACGTAAGCCTTATCGGTCCCTGCAGGGAAGAATAGGTTTACACTTTGGCCTTGACAGATAAATGGTTGACGCTCTGCTGCGTGGTCCACTACCCATCGTTGGTCTAGCTCGAAAGCTGTCTTGTATATTTCTTTATCCCACTCATCCATCCACTCAAGGTGTTGCACAGAACCTTCATGAAGAATGATTGAAGTCCACTGCTCTTCTATCCAAACTTTAGATTTATCCTTCCATGTGTATGCATAGTCAAAGATTACCTTTTCAAGGTAAGGGTTGACGACAAGGTGCGCCCCAACACGGGTGCGATGTGTGAATGCATTTGACTTAAGAGGTTCTATAGATGCAGAGCAACCAGCAATGATTGATGAGTTGGCGTTAGGTGCGATAGCTAACAAGTGACTATTACGAACACCATCAACATCAGGACAAGAACCACGCTCACGGGCCAGCTTTATAGTGGCTGCTGTGGCTTGGGCTTTGATGTGTGTGAACATCATAGTGTTGTAGCTGGTAGCCATGACAGACTGCCACGGGATACGTGCGCGTTGCAAAGCACTATGGAACCCCATTGCACCTAGTCCTAAACTTCTCTCTTGTGTCGCACTGTAGATAGCTTTAAACAGTTCTTTGGGAGCGTTGAAACAGAAGAAGCTAATCACGTTATCAAGCATTGTTATCAGGTCAGCTACCATAGTGGTATCTTTCCAATGCTCGTAATGTTCTAGGTTCACGCTAGACAAACAACACACTGCTGTTCGTTCCTCAGATGTAGGCAAGTGAATCTCATTGCAGAGATTAGACCCGTGAATCTTTAGACCCTTCTCTTGCATGGCTGGTGGTAGATGCCTATTGGCTTCATCAATGAAGTTCAAGTATGGCTCACCAGTGCGGAAGCGAGTATCAATCAGACGCTCCCAAAGTCCACGGGCTTTCACAGTTTCACGGACAGTTAAATCTTTAGGGTCAATTAAGTCCCACTCACCACCAGCCATTACCGCATCCATGAATGCATCAGGGATGTTGACAGCGTTGTGTATATTGAACGCCTTGCGGTTGGGGTCACCACCCGTAGGAACACGGATGTTGATAAACTCAATGATGTCAGGGTGGCTTATATTCATGTATGCCGCGTAAGAACCTTTGCGAGTCTTACCCTGACGATACGCAGTCATGTCTGAGTCTACTGTCTTTAGGAAAGGAATAGGTGAAGGAGCAACGTCACTAACAGAACGCACGTCAGACCAATGCCCACCCACTCCACCACCCTTAACTGAAAGCCATCTAAGTTCTGTTGTGTGTCCGATAAGACCATCCAAGGAATCAGGCACATAACCAAGAAAACAACTGATAGGAAGTCCACGAACCTTCTCTCCTTGCGCTGGGGCATTTGATAATAGTGGGGATGAGAACATGAACCAACCCTTGCTGGCGTAGTCATAGATTCTCTGAGCTAAGTCGTAGTCATTACGACAGTATGCAGTTGCTGCTCTGGCATATGCATCTTGTGGGTCCTCACCTTCACGACAGTAGTAGTCACTAAGAAGTGTTGAGGCTTGGTCGGACAGTAATTTGTTACGGCTGTAATCAACTACAATGCTCATGTATCCACTCCGTTGTTTCGCGTATACCTTTGAACCCAATAAGAGTAGCTCCAGTTTCCGTGTTAATTACTGTTGGTACACTACGGACTTTGTAATGTATGGCTGCGTCAATGTCCTTGCCTATGTCAATTTCATCGTAGTCAACCTCTTCATGGTTTAGTACAGTGCTGACTGCTTTACAAGGCTGACACCCTTCAGTGTAAAATTTTATAATCATAATTATTTCTCAGTCGTACTTCTGGTGTTGGAGTTCAAGCCATAGCTCTGCGTAGTGAATTATCTTTTTAACATCAGATTCAAACTGACCCTTATGTGGTGCGCGAGTTGCATACTTCACGATGTTGCCAGCGATGAAGTCCAGTTCATTTTTCATAATGTATTCGATAGGCTGAATGGGATGAACGTAATGGTCACCACCTTCTTGGCGTGTACTTCCTATGTTGGTGGGTTCCATAGTGGAGGCTCCTCTTGGTCAGGGATTAAGTCTTCAATGCGTAGAATACGAGCGCAACGTGCCTGAACTAAGGCATCATCAATAGTCAGGCCAGCCTTCTCATAGGCAGCTACAACAGCAGGCCAATAACCATACTCAGCAGCATCAAGAATCTTGTCAGCTTTAACTGGGCCAACTTGAGGACATCCCTTATAGTTGTCAGCAGTGTCACCTGTTAGAACTTGGGAATAGAAATAGCGGTCTGCCATCTCTGTGGTAACAGTAACCACACCCCTGTCTGAATGACGTGGGTTGTACAGTTGACATGGCACACACAAGAAGTCCTTGTCTTCAGATACAATAATTGTTTCTGGGTCATCAGTGGCTGCAATACCAATCAAGTCATCAGCTTCATAAGGCTCATTGAGTTCAGCATCGTAGGCATTAACCAACCAATTCTTAAGAGCACCTAAAGTCATAGGCTTACGAGTATCCTTACGATTAGCCTTGTAAGAATCTAAGATGTCAGTGCGGTAGTTCTTTTTACCTGTAAGAAACACACGCATAACTTTGCAGTCTGTAGCATTTTGAATAGATGTTAACGAATCTTGCATGTGGCGTTGACCATCATCTTCAGATGCATGTAAGGTCCATACATCATCACCCCACTTGGTGGCAACCTCAGTTGCAGCCGCAGCTTGGAATGCTAAGATGTCCCCATCAATCAGTAATGTCTTCATCGTCTTCTCCTTCTCTAGAATTACGGGCAGTAATTACACGAATGCCATGACGAATAGCCACGTCTTGTTCTTGCCAATCTAGGTATGCATTCATAGCAAAGCTAAAGGCTAAAGATATAGAAACCACAGTGAAGCTTAGGCAAACAAGTACCATCATTAATGTTTCAATCATTAGTGTTTCTCGTTTAGGTTAGTGGCAAGCGAACTCACCGAACATAATTATTGATGCGCCTTTGTAGGCGCAGTGAGCTTCTATTGCAGAGTTAAAAGTGCCGAGGTGATAACGCTTACCATGCTCAGTGATTGTAGCCCTGAACTTATCTCTGTAAGGCTTAACACCCTTAAGTCCTGTAGTGCTGTCAGAGCGAACTTTTACATTAGCTTTATTCTGAGAGGCTGTTGCTGGTCTTAAATTACAAATGCGGTTGTCTGCTTTATCTTGATTAATATGGTCAAGCATTTCAGGAAGTTCACCATGATGAAGTAGATAAGCTAAACGATGGGCATAATAAGTTTGGTTTAAAACTCTTATATTTAAATAACCATTGTTGTTAGGAGTGCCTGTGGATTTCTTACCTGACTTGCGAATGAACGTACCCGTTTCAGGCACATAGGTAATCTCAGCACGAAGCTGTTCTAGGGTATGTTTCATTGTGTTTCCTATTTAATGAGTGCCTCCCAACAAACAGGAAACAATGGACTGATAAGGGAAGAGACATCTTTGGCGAGGTCTTGAATTTCTTTTTGTGCATGAGGGTCCATGCGTTGCTTGCAGAACCTAGCGTAGGCAGACAGTGAGCCTGTCCAATACCAACTGACCTCCATTCCTTGAGGCAACA